TTAGCTCTATGGCCGCCCAGATTGAGGCAGCCAAGCAGAAGTGGATCGAAAGCAAGTCTGCTGATGATTACAAATCGCTTCAAGCATTGAGAGCAAAAAGCAAGAAAAGTGCAGCCAACTAAAAGGTAATTTAAAATGGCTAACCAATTAATCCAAGACGTACACACCTTAGTTGATGAGGTTGTGCAAGAGAATGACATTATGGCCTCCTGGTCTAAAATGTTGCCTGTATTTGATATGGGTGATGTTGAAGGTCAGCGCTATGAAGATGTTGAATACGTTCCGGAAGAATATCGCTTTGAAGCTGTTAGCGGATTTACGTCACAAAGCGACAACTCTGACGTTCAAGACTTGGTGGATCGACTGATTCCAATTCGCCGCAACCAGTCATTCAACATCAAGTCAAGCATCACAACCAAAGAACTGCGCGACCCTCGACTGCGCCGCATGGCTGTTAAAGGCTTTGCTCGTGAGATTCGCAACCGAGTTGATACCTACTGTTATCAGAAAGCAATCGATCGTGCTCAAATGGTACAAAAACTGGCCACTCCTGGCACCGCTTTGCAGTCTGATTTATCCGCTGCTGAAGTCTTAATGATGGACAATGGTTTGTCGATGTATAAGAAGAACATCTTCTTGTCGCTGCCACATTATAAAGACCTGTCAGACACCCTTGCCAACAACCCAGCCAACTTCTCAAGCGGTATTCCTGACAGCGCCTATAAGGGCTCAGTTATCCCTAACATGGTAGCTGGCTTTGATATGGCAATGCGTGCAGATTATCGCAAGACATTGACAGCAGCTGAAGCTACTGGTGTTACTACTGATACCTCTCAGAACTACACGGTTCAAACGAAAGACGCCAATGGTAATTACATTGACAACCGCCAAATGACTAAGACGTTTAATACGACTACTGACATGAAGGCGGGCGACAAGTTTACAATTGCTGGTATCAATCGCTTGAATCCAGAAGTACGAGAAGATACTGGTGAGCTAATGACATTCACCATTGTTAGTGTTACAGATGGCACTAACGCGGTTATCTCTCCTGCTGTTATTACTACTGGCCCGTTCCGCAACTGTGTTGTCAAAACTGCTTCTGCAACCGCTGCGGTTGTTTTCCTGAATGATGTTGACACAAACCCATCTATCTTCTGGGCAGATGAGTCTATTAAGATCATTCCTGGCAACCTGCCAATTACTGAGCCTGTAGGTGGTGTTGAGCCTGTTCAAGCTGTTACTGAGCAAGGTTTACCAATGCGCTTTACTTACTGGTATGATCCAGATGCTGAAACCTTGTTTATGAAGGTTGTAGTGTTCTTTGATCTGGAAGTATGGCTTCCGAATCAGGTTGGCGTTCTGATCGACTAACTAAAGATAGGGGCTTCGGCCCCTTTTTTAAGATACCAAAGGAAATACTAGTGATTAATATCTTTAAAATTGGCGGCCCGTACAAAACAGAAGGCGGTCTTTCTTATGATGCAAAGTGCATTGAATCTAGAAAGTTTGCTTCATATAAGGCTGTTGGCTGGGTAAAATCAGTTAATGATCTTAAAGAAAAATCTGTAGAAGAGTTCGGCGTTGATGGCGGAAGTGAAGAGAAAGCCATACGAGAAGAGATTAAGTCGCTTGGTGGAAAGCCTGGCGGAAGATCATCCATTGAAACTCTTAAGGCTCAATTAAAAGAGCTTAAGGAAGCTAACGAAGATGGCGAAGACTAAGGGTGAACTGGCAACGGAATCGCTGCTTGACATAGGTTTTGACTCACCTGTTGATTCAGATGTCCTTAGCAGCTCCGTTTCAAATCTTGAGCGCATGGTATCTGGATGGGTTAATAAGAATGTATTTATTAACTACAGCTACAGTACCTCACCTATTCCCACTCAAGACTCTGGCGTTTCTGCCTATGACGAAGAGGCGGTAATCTCCAACCTTTCTGTCAGAATGGCTTCTGTGTACTCTATCATCCTAAGCGGAGAGCAAATGGGGAGGGCCAAGGAGTCATATAATGACCTACTTAACACAAACCCACCTCAATATGTATCAAACCCTTGCCAGCCTTTAGGGGCAGGCTCTACAAGGTGCTATGAGTATTTGTTCGAATCTGTTTTTCAAGACAGCGATGAAATAATCCAAGTTTATGTTGATGATGCGAGAATAGCAGAGGTTGATTTTTCATCATTTGCAACAGAATCAGAACTTGCCTCTATAACCTGGCATTCTGATAATCCGACAATAGACATATCAAATATAAATACAGTAGGCCAAAAGACTGAAGCGCTCCTCACTTTCAGTAAATCAGGCTCGTATGCTGTATGCGTAAAGGCTACAAAAAACAACGGAGAGACCCAGACAGCAAACCTAAGCTATGAGGTCTTACCATGCTCATTCAACGAAAGGATTGAACAAAATGGCTTTAATCGTAATACCACTAGCTAACGGTACGTACACAACAGATGAAACCCCTGGCGTTGTTACGCTTGGAAAGAATAAAGGCTTTAACCATCAAATGACCTTTCTTCTTGAGGAGTCAACGCCTGTGACGGCTGGAACTGTTACAGTGTCAGCTAAGTCTTACGGATCGGAAGAGTTTGAGCCGGTTCCTGATGGAAGCATTGATCTAACATCAATTGGAACCCTGATTTTTCAGTTCAATTCTGTTGACCAGTATCAGTTTGTAGTGTCTGGCTTAACTGGGGCTGGCAGATTGGTAATTAAAGACTCACCATTTGGAGTATGTCAGTAATGGCTACAGGCCCTCAACGATTTGGAAGCTCAGGTCAAGGGCCGCAGCCTTTTGGCCTGTTCGGTGGTGGAACTCCATTTGCGCCATCGCCTTTGGTATCCCGATACTTCAACTTCTTCGACGGCGTTCAGGAGGTAGTGGAAATTGGGGCGAGAGCTATTCCCTCCCCGACTCTAGGGTTTGGTGTCGAGTTTTCGTTATACGGATCGATACCTAGCGATGGGACAATAGTTGCTCAAAACATCTCTGATAATTCAAGCTTTAGAGAGTTTCAGATCTTTACGCAGCAATCTACAGGAGGGATAAATGTAGTAATCGGAGGCGTAGTTATTCAAACAAACTACTCTCCTCAGCCTGGAGACTATCAGGTGAATTACGATGGTACGAGATTGGAAATTATAGTAAACGGAACAGAGGTGTACTCTCAGAATGTTACTGCTGGTGGAAATACTGAGCCGTCCGCAACATTTACCATAGGCGGCAGGCATGACGGTGCCAATAATAACTATGGGTTTTATTATGAGGGAGTCATCGCAAACGTCCGCATAACAGACAACGGCACACTAATACACAACTGGGCTATAGATGATAACTCTAATGTTATTGCGGATAGTGTAGGAAGTAACAACGGAACCCTAGTAAACCCATCTGGCGGATGGGGATTGTTTGATAAGCAAAGTGATGGGGATTGGCTGGGTTCGGTAAACTTATGGAGTGGGCCGCTAAGTTTCTCGGGAGTTGGTTGGACTGATAATAATGACGGGTCATACACGTGTGACGGATCTCAAACCGCTAACACAGAGATACGGATAAATGACAGGGTTTCTCAAGGGCTTGAATATAGATGTGTTGTAAATGTAGAAAGTATACAGTCTGGATCTGTTCAATGTCGGGCTGGTAATGCTGCCTCACCTTTCAGTAATACTACTGGTATATTTTCAGCCGACCTTATTCCAACTACTGCTGATCCGCACCTCAGAATTATAGGGGACGCTTCATTCTCTGGAACTGTTGATGGTGTTTCATACAAACAACTATTAAGGGTCGCATAATGGAAGAGCTAGAAGTAACGCCCGTCTACGCATACACACTAATCAGCGACTCAGCTATTGCAGAAGAGTTAATGAGCGCAACGTGCAAGCCTACTCAGTTAAACGGCCAGCACCTATTTACTGGCCTACTAGACGGTGGCGAGCACATCACGAAAGAACAAGCGATAGAGTGGAAGCTTAAGTATGCGCCTCCTGATTCTGATTCTTTTGCTTAGTGGCTGCTCTAGCAATCCAACGTTTAACGATAAGACAGTATGCGTTAGAACAATGATTACTGATATCGACTTGGAAAAAGATGGCAAAAACGTATACGGCTTGGCTTGGCCAATGCTTGATCCCTGTTTGATAATGATAGAGCGCAAACACTACAGAAATGAAATAATAGGTCATGAGTTCAAGCACTGCCTTGATGGCTACTGGCATAAATAAACACGCTGTAATAGACTGTAACGGTCTTGGCAGACAACCGGGGAAAGCTTTTTAGTTAGTACCCGGCCTGCCAAGATTTTGTCCTGCCAAGATAAATCAAACCAAGACATAAGGAATTTATCATGGCACAAGGCCCACAAAGATTTGGCGGATCTGGCGGAGGTGGTGCTCGCACTACTGTTTTATTGTCCGGTTCACCATTCGACACTCTCGCACTGTTAGAAACATACTCACAAGCAAACCCAGATGAGCTACTAAACAATAGCACCGAGGTGGCACTGGCTGTTGTTACGTCCGACCCTACCCCAGCAAACAACGGCACCTACGAATACTCAGGCCAAAACGGCGTTTATCAGACTGATAGATGGGTTATGTTTAGCGGCCTAGATGCTGCTGACATTAAAAACCTGTACGAGTCTAATCCAGACACCAATGCGTATGACAATTCAGACCTATCAACTGTTGGAGAAGTACAGTCCCTAACTATTGGCCAGATCCCAATGGGCACGGCTGGTGGAGTTAGTGATAGCCCGGCTAGATTTGACTCTGGCTCTGGAATGATCAAATCAACCGCCCCAATCCAGCTACCCGGCGGCGGTGCTTTGCAGTTTGAC